CATAATGTCGGACGCCGTTAAAGCTGTTGAGGATGAGTACAAGACCTCGGGATACGATCAGATCATCCCCATGCAGGAGGCCATAGGGCTCGTCACCAACCCAGACACATCTGTCACAATGGACCTGGTACATGTCTACAAATGGATGCCGCCGACAGAGTATGACACCACAAAGGCCCTTCCGATCATTAGGGATCTCCACATGAAGCCGCGAGTGAGCGGTGCCTCCCCGCATGCTACTGATGAGAATAAGGCGATATACAAGGAGATTCAAGTTGAGAGGAAGATAAACCTTGTGAGTGCCTTCTACAGACAAAATGGCGCATACCCACCTGATTTAGCTAAAAAGAAAGGGCACCCTACCATCGAGGAAATAACCGCTTGGCCAGCCAAAAATGTTTACAGGTATGAATCACTTGGGAAGCAGGTCGCGAACCAGGTTAAAGACAAGACCACAGTGTACGCCAGTATGGAAGAGGAGGTCAACGGCAGAAAGGACATGTTCAATCAGAACTATCTCATGTGGTACTTAGCCAATTGGGAAACTGTGGACACTGAGGCATGGCTCGAACAGTTCGCCGAAGGTACTCTACCAGAAGACAACTACGTTAGGGTGGCGTACAAGGGCGAGGCTCAGAAGGAGTACTCAAGACCGTTCTTCATGCTACCACCCAAGACCAGGACAATCTTGGGTGAGTTTGAGGGCAATCTTTCCCGAATCGCGAGGTACTACCCTGCAGTCCTGATGGGGAAGCCTTCTTCCGCCCAAGACGCCCTTATGGACACGGTGATGGATCCGTACACGGCGGCTAATGAGGACGTCCCCGACGCTATCTCCACTACCTACATAGTGATGTTTGACGTTTCCAAGTGGTCACCCAAGTCCGACGGAAATCAGGTGGCAGAGTACCATGACTTCTGGGCAGGTGTGTTTGGGGATAGTCGTTTGAAGAGCCTGGCAGCCATTGGGTGTAAGTCCACTATACTGAACACCACGGACCGCGTGGTTTTCTCCTACGAGAATCAAGGAGCTGACTTAGAAGGCTTCAGGGGCAGAATGGGTTCCATGTACCACGCCGACTTACTTGCCACTGCTTGTAGGAGGTCTGTGAAGAAGGGATACATCTCCGGTAAGAGCAACCTTGTAGTCTTCATAGATGATGGCGCAGTGAAGATCGAAGCCCTAGGCGAAGGAAAGGTTGCTGAGGGGAATGCTAGGGCCTTCCTCGAAGAAATGAAGTTGGTGTACGCCGCAGGTGGGCAGGAGATCCATACCAGGAAGGTGGTCATAAGCCAAGTTGGTGGCGAGATCCTGGCGAATTTCTACCTGAACGGTGTTAGAGTTCCTCAGGGCATTAAGGCTGCAATGAAAATGACGCCTGACTACACTAACCCAGTGGCCACGTTGCCAGAACACATGGATTCAGCATTTGCCGCCGCCCAGGGTGCCCTGAAGGCTGGTACGGACCCCTTTACCACATACAGTAGGTACGTCAGAAACTGCATGTGGGCGTTGCACAAGATGGATAGGCGTGCCATTCAGGATGCGGATGTCGATAAGCTGGCAGTGATGGCTATCACCCCAAAGAGTATGGGGGGCTTGGGCATCCAATCGGTCCAGGGCTTGTGCACGACCACTGTGACGAACATGACATCGGAGGGCCTCTCCATGCTGAACAGAGCCGGTCGCTACTACCCGAAAATGCGAGGATGGGTAGCCAAGGTCATCGGACGGCCCATTCTAGCGCGTGAACCTCTAGCAATCCTTAGGGACCCCGTACGAGTCAGAACGAACACCCCCGCCTTAGTGGAGTCCAGGCTGGTAAGGTATGTCATGGACAAACTCACGGCCGAGGTAGCACAGTTCGCCAGGCTGTTGGGGGGAGTGAGCACTAAGGCCCTAACAGAACATGCCACTAATGTCGCCAAAGCTATCCTAGCGGGTGGTACCCTGTCCATACCCTTGATCAACAAGGCCTGGAAGGCTACACCCCTCTGCGAAGTCGAGACAATTATTGCCAAGTTCAAGCGCTCAGACGCCATCATATCCCTTATCGGCTACAATGGTGTGGGCAAAATCAGAGGCAAGAATTTAGCGGACGTGAGGAAGGTAGTGTCGGCATGTGCCACCCTCCTCACCTAAGGCATAGGAATGTGCGCAAATATCAGCGAACCCTGCAGCGGGATACAGTTTATGTGGAAGGGCTTGGTATGCACCCTGCTGATAGCACTACTTATTTTAGAAAAAACTGAGGTTCAAACGGGAGTATGGTTTGCTATTGTTCACGGCTTAGTCTTTACTATTTT